TGCCCTGCTCCGCACGTCCGCCGAGCAGCGTTGCTGCGCTCACCGAAAGCTGCGCCGACGTCTCGGCCAGCGCGATGCTGTTGCCGGCAGTGCCCGCCGTCAGCGCAGTCACCGGGATGGTGCTTCCGACGATTGTCCCGGCGCTGGCGCTGGCGTTCGCGGCAGGGACCTGGTAGTCGGTTCCGGGCGTGCCGCCGCTGTTGTTGATCGCACGTGCAAGATTCAGGAGCGATGCTGTCGAGTCGGCGCCGATGAGGACCTCGTAGTCGGCGGGCGTCAGCGTGGTCTTGAACGTGTAGACCTGCGACCCGAGCGTGACGGTGTCGTTGTTGCTGACGTTGGTCGCGGTGCGCGTGATGGTCCCGGTCGCGGAAGTCGCCGGGATGGACGGGTCGCTCGTCGACGCGAACGAAATCCCGCCGCCGGACGGCACGGTGATGTTTCCGGAAGACAGCGAGATCCCGCTGTTTGCCGTGAGCGTCCCGTCCACCGTGACGTTCTGGAATGTCGGGTTGCGCCCGAAGACGCCTCCATTTGACTTCATCATCGTTCGTTCCTCATTCGTTCTGTTCCGTGCATCAGTACGTTGCCTGCTTGATGAGCAGGATGTTGTAGTTCCGGCTCGTCAGGTCGATGGCGCTTGCGGTGTTGTTCGACGCGATCACGGTGACGGTGTCTGCCGCCGTGACGTATGCGTCGAACACGAGCGAATCCTGCGGTGATCCGGTGCTGCCGAGCGCGTTGACGATGACCATGTCCCCGATGCCGGCCCCGGTCACGGTCCTGGTGAACGTGATCGTGTCTCCGGCAGGGACGTTCGCCATGTCGAAGGTGTCCGTGCTTCGGATGATCTGCGTTTGCAATGCCTGGGCGCCGCCGATCCCGGAATACGCCGTCCCGGCGTTGAGCGGAAGGTTCTCCACCCAGCGGTTCTGCGTCGGCGTCCCTTCCTGAAAGAATGCCGTCGCGCCGACCCCGCCTCCGGTCGCGTACTGCACGACGTTGTCGTACAGGAACGACTGGCTCGATGAATTCACGCGAAGGCCATACCTCGTCCCGCTCGTCGTATCATCGGTCACGTGGTTGCTCTCGACCAGGCACTTGGCGCACCTGTCGACGAAGACCGCGCCGCTCGACGACAGGTATGGATTCGCCGCATCGTTGTTGGACAGCATGTTGTTCGAGACGCGGGACTGGTTCGACTGGAGCACGTACAGGTTCCCGTCGATCATCCTGTTCCCGACGATATCGATTGGGCCGCGTGCGATGGTCGTGAGCGACGATACGTAAATCCCGTCCCCTTCGTTGATTCGGCTTGCATACCCGGTCCCGTATGTCGTGGTGCACCAGTTGTTGCTGACCACTCCGTTCTTGGTATTCAGGTTTGACGGAGTGGTATGGGATGACAGCCGGATCACGTGTTGTCCAACGTTCGACAAACGGTTTCCGTCGATGACGAATCCGTCGACGCCTTGCAGGTAGATCGCCGCGTACTGTTCGCCGCCTGACGTTCCCGCGACCGCCATCACGTTGCTGCACGCAGAAACGTTCTCGCATCCGTATGAATACTTGAGCCCGATTCCGCCGATCACGCCGACGATGTTCCCGGTCGCAGAGCCGTTCCGAGAGAACGTGGCATATATCGCCACGACGCTTTGCAAATTGGATGGGTTGCTGATCCCGGCAAACACGTTGTTCGCGCACGTGAATCCGTCGACGTACAGGTGATACGCGGCACCGCCGTTCTGCGAGTTCCGCACCTGGCACGACGTGATCGTGGACCCGGTGCCCCACGAAAATCCGAGCTCCGGCTCGTGGCCTCCGGCAGCCCCGGCACCCTTGTCGCGAACCACCAGGTTGTCCATCGTCGAGTTGGCGAAGAACCGGATGTTGCACGAATTGCCGACGCAGTTCTCGAACACGACGTCGCTGACTCGGTGGTCCTTCGTGTATCCGGCCCCGGTGAACGTGTCGCCGGAAGCGAACACCCCGGTGATCCTGATGCACTCGCTCAGGCCGTTCCTGAAGATGCCTCCGCGAATCCTCACCGCGTTCCCGGTGAAGTCGAACATCGCGTTTGTGCTCAGGCTGTACACGACAACGGTCGGGAGCGTCACGGTGTTCAGCAGGATCGCCGGCCCGAAATCGACCTCGATGTTCGATTGCGCGCACTGGATTCGCGTGTTGACGAGGTACGACCCTGCCGGAAACGTGATCTTTCCTGCGCCAGAGTTGAGCGCCGCCTGGATTGCCGCGGCATCGTTCGCCACGCCGTCACCGACCGCGCCGAAGTCCTTCACGCTCACCACGTCGCGGAACTTCTCGAGCGCCGTGCGCTGCGTGGCGCCAGCTCCGGATGCGATGAACGTGACCTGTTCGGACGTTGGCTTGGTCATGGTCATGGTCAGGCCCACACTCTCGCTGGATGCTGCGGCTTGGGGATCAGGACGGGCGCGAGCGCAGCAGCCTGGTCGGCGGTCAGCGCATGGCGCATTCTCAGGTTGGCGTGCCAGCCGTCAAGCGGCACGGGGATGGGGTTGCCTTCATCGTCCACGTCCGGTCCCGGCACCCAGATCGTGCCGATGGGGTCAAAGGACGACTCCTCGGCTGGCAGCAGGCCGATGCCCGCCGCCGCCATCGCTTCGTGGACGTGCGCCTCGTCCTCGCCCTTGAGCCAGTAGTCGTAGAAGACGGTCATGTGGTGATCGTCTGGAGGTTCGCGTCGGTCAGGGTGCCGCTGTAGAACTCGATCTTGCGGATGATGCAGTTGGCGTACTGCGAATACCCGGCGGTCGAGCTCGTCGCCTCCGCGCCGAAGGTGACGTAGTCGATGTTGCCGAAGGTCGTGATGTTGTTCGTCCCGGTCTGCACGGTGCCGCCGTTGATGCAGAAGCGTGAGTTCGTGCCGTTCCAGTAGTGGACGGCCTTCTGCACCCCGGTGCCGATGGTGCCCGTGGCGGTGTTGCCGCTCGACCAGAACGCCCGTGCCGCAGTCGTGCTGCTGGCCTGAATGCCGAGTTGCTCGTTCGCCACGTCATCCGTGGAGAGCAGCGTGCCGGCCTGACCCGGCGGGTAGAAGTGGATGACGAGGGCACCGGGGTCGCCCCACGACGTGATGGACGAGTCGAGGACGTGCGCGAGGTCGGCGCTGCGGGTGACGGTGCCAGTCCCGGTGTTGTCGATGTATGCGGTGGCGTTGCTGCCTGCCTCGAACTGCGCCCCCCAAACCAGAACTCCGTTCGGAGAAGTACCTGCCTGCGACGAACGCCCGGTCGCATTCGTCGTTGAAGGCAGCACGAATGGGTAGTTTGTCTCAACGGCTGAAGTGGTCCGCGTTACCACGCATCGATACCATCCATTGCCAACGCTCGTAATGCTGCTTGAAGCAAGGGTTCCAACGGTGTTCCCCATCGTGCCGTTAGCCAAGTCGAAGTACCTGCCATGTTCGGCACCTCCCGTAATGGTGACATACACAAAATCCACACCATCCGCCTTGGCGTACACGCTGAACGTGTATGTGCCGGTTGCCAACGAGCTTTCCGTGTAGTACCAAGCGGAGTTGGCCGTGATACTTGATCCACTCAACTTGCTGGCCGACTCTGACGCTCCATCAGGACAAGTGATGGAAGAAACAGTCGTTCTTGTAAGTTGTCCACCGTTTGCCCAGTTGGTCAGGAGTTCTGAGTTTGGAGCACGCTGCGTCCTCGACTCCTCCACCAGCAGCCCGAGCCGGCTGCCGCTGCTGTTGTGGGTCAGGCGGGCGACGTCCGTGGACGCCGACGCGATGTAGCCCGAGGAGTCAACGTAGGTGCCGCTGCTGGCGCGGGTGAGCGTGTAGCCCGAAGGGGTGCCCGTGGACCAATCAATGCTCCATGCTGGCGTAGGGCCACCTCCGCTCGGCGGTGCCTTGGCGAAGAAACTCTTGGTCGCGGCGAACATGGTCAGGGCGTGAAGTTCTGGATGAACGATCCGTACCAGTTCGTCCCGTCCGCGAAGAACGAGATGACGTCAAGGCGACCGAGCGTGGCCGTGATCGTCGGGGCCGTGCCACCGGACCACTTCACGCCCGTGAACGTCGCCGTGGTCGTGCTGCCGGACGCAGGCTGCTTGACGAGGAACACGAACGACTTGCCGGCAGTCGCGGTCGGCATCGTGAACGTCGCCGCCGTGCCGGACGTGAGCGTTGCCGTCTGCACCGTGCCGTTCGCCAGGTCGAACGTGTGGCTCGCGCCGACCGTGCCGATGGCGACCACGCCTTCGGTGTAGTTCTTGAACTCCGTGTTCCCCTGCATGGCGACGTTCGCACCCGACATCGTGATGGCGGTCGCGGAGCTCGACTTGATGTCGTTGCCCGTCACGGTCAGGTCGCCCGCCACCGTGACGTCCGCACCGGACATGGTGATCGCGGTGGCGCTGCTTGACTTGATGTCGTTTCCGGTGACGGTGATGTCCCCGGTCACGGTCACGTCGCCGCCGGAAGTCCAAGACGGCCCGCCGGTCGTGAGCATGGCAGGAGCCACCACGCCGTTGGCGATGGTTAGCGTAGTTCCGCCGGCGCTCTTGGTCACATTCCCAGTGAATGCGGACGTCTGTAGCCCGCCGCTCCCGGTGAACTCGATGCCTCCGCTGACGGTCAACTCCTCGACGTCTCCGGTGCTGGCGGTGTCCCGGCCGAGCAGGCGGTCCGTCGTGATGTTTTGCATCTTCGCGAACGTTACGGCATCGTTCGCGATGGTCGTGCTCGTTCCGCCCGCAGACTTCGTCACGTCCCCGGTGAATGCGGAGGTCTGGATTCCGGTTCCAGTGAACTCGATCCCGCCACCGACCGTCAGCTCCTCGACGTCGCCTGCGCCGGCCGTGTCGCGCCCAAGCAGCCTATCCGTCGCGGACACGTTCTGCATCTTGGCGTAGGTCACGACGTCGTTGTCGATGGTCCAGACGCTGCCGCTCGAGGAAACTGTGATGTCGCCCTTGTCGCCATCGGCAACGCTCGCCGTGGCCGTGGCCCACTGCCCGTCACCGCGAAGGAAGTTGCCACTTCCGGGCGTCCCGGTCGCGCTGATCTTGGCGACCGTCACCACGCCGTTGTCGATGGTCCAGGTCGCGCCCGATGCGCTGACAGTGATGTCGCCCTTGTCGCCGTCCGTCAGGGCAGGCACCGCCTGCCACGACCCATCGCCACGCAGGAAGTTGCCGCTACCCGGAGTGCCCGTGGCGCTGATCTTCGCCATCGTGACGGCGCTGTTCGCGATGGTGGTCGCCGTGCCGCCTGCGGCCTTCGTGACGTCGCCCGTGAACGCGCTTGTCTGGATGCCGCCCGACCCGGTGAACTCGATGCCGCCGCCGACCGTGAGCGTTTCCACGTTCCCGGTGGATGCCGTGTCGCGGCCGAGAAGGCGGTCGGTCGCGATCTGCTGCATCTTGGCGAAGGTGACGGCGTTCGCCGCCACGGTCGCAGGCACCGTGCCCGTCCCGGACCCGGTCACGTCCCCGGTCAGCGTCACGATGCCGACGCCGTTCGAGCCGCTGCCGATCAGGAAATTCACGAACTCGATGTTGTTCGTACCGGCCACGGGCGCCTGGTTGAACGTGAGCGTCGTGCCGGCGATGGTGTACGTGTTGCGCTGCTGGTACACGCCGCCGATGAAGACCTGCGCCGAGTTGCCGGCGCCGCCCGGGTCGCTCGCCAGCGTGAACACCGTCTGCGAACCCGTGCCGCTGAAGACCTGGCGGGTGATCGAGGTCGGGGCCGCGCTCGAGCTCGCGGCCTGCACGGTCGGGACGCCGTTGGCGTCAAAGGCGAGGAAGGTGTTGGCACGCACCGAGGCGGCCGGGAGTTCCATGTCCGGGCTGCCGTCCGAAATTGGCGCCTTGATCGACCGCGACACGTCCCCGGCCATCTGCTGGATCTGGATGGTCGCCCGGTCGAACGAGTCCGTGATGACCTCTGGGTAAAACCCGCCTTGGTTGGTCAGGTCGGTCGGCTGTAGGTTGGCGATGTCCGAGGTGATCGTCAGCGTAAACCCGGTCGCCAGCGGCCCGGCGACCAGCGTGACCGTCCCGCCCGGGTTCGAGTCCTGGTCGATGTTCAGCGCGACCGTGTAGTCGGTCGTGAGGACAAGCGTGGTTTCCACGCCCGTTGACGAGTTGAGGCGAACGACGTCGATGTCCCCGGCGGTGAAAACTTTAAACGCCACGGGGAAGGAAGAAGCGGTTCCATTACCAATGAATGGCCCGGCAATTCGAGTTGTGGAACTAATCGTCATTTTGCTCCTTCCACCAATTCCTGTTGAGCATGACGTCTTGCATTTGCGGCTTGTTCAGCTGTGGAGAAAATGCCGAGATAGTGTCGAGTTCCATCAACGCTAAGTTCTGCTCGCCATTTTCCGTGACAACGCATGAACGACACTCCGGTATATCCAGATTTGTTGTCTGGACGCATCTTGTATGCACGTCTATTCATGATGTTGTCGCGTGGCGAAGCAGCTCGCAAGTTGCACCACCGATTGTCGCTCGGATCGCGATTAATGTGGTCAATCTGCTGCGACGGCCATTCCTTGGTCATCATGAGGTAGATGACACGATGCATCAGGTGCAATTTGCCGTCGACCCAAATGACCGAATAGCCATCACAACGCCGTGTTCCGGCGATGGTTCCAGCCTTGGCCCGACCATGAGTGATGCGATGCCGGACGATTCCCGTTTCCGGGTCGTACTCCAGCACGCGCATGGCTTCCTCGTATATGGTCATTGGTGCATCGCCTCTTGGTTCAGCCTATGAATCACGGGTACGGTTACGGGTACTAACGCTTGCTGTCCGGGGTAGCCACGCCGGTCACAAGTCCGCGCACGACGTCCACCGGGCCTTCCGGCTCGACCTTGCCGCGGCCGACTTCCACGAGGTAGCCGACCGGGCGTCCGGCAGCCGAGAACGGGATGCCCGTGACCAGGCTGAGCATGGTCATCACGTCCCGCACGTTCTTGCCCGTCAGCTCCTTGTCCTCGTCTGCGATGTTGACGATGGCTTTGCCGACTCCAACGGTCGACGCCTCGATGGCCGACACGGACGGGCTGCTCGTCATGCGATCGTCGTACGGCTTGTCGTTGAAAGCCGTGGTCGCGAGCGTGAATGCGGAGCTTCCGAATGGTACGAAGGCGACCACCAGGCGTGCTTGGCTCCCGAAGAAGAAGTCCACCGCGACGTCTAGGTAGCCGTCATCGTCATCGTCATCCCAGCCGCCGCCGAGGCTGCGGACGATGGCGTCGCTCACCAGCGCTGGCATGGCGATTCCGAACATGTAGATGTAGAGCAGCTTGCCCTTGCCGCCGCGCCAGCCCATCTCGCGGATGGTGCGGACGAACTCGGTGGCGTTCACGTTCGCCAGAGAATTGAAGTACCCCGCGAACTGCGTCAGCGTGCGATAGAACGGCGTCCCGGCCTCAAATGCCGAGATGTCTTCCGGAAGCACGCTTCCCTGCGTAATGCGGACGGCGGCGTTCGCCTCCTGGATTGCCTCGGCCTGGGCGCGTTCCTGGCTCAGCCCGCCCGCCTTCTCGGCCAAGAACTGGTTGTATGCGCCGATCCATACGACGATGTTCACGCTGTTCTGAAACGCCGTTTGCAGGAAGTACCCATGCTTCTTGCTCCATTCCTGCGCCTTCTCGAACTTTGACGGGTTCAGGACGATGTCGTTCATCGTCTCCTGAATGTCGAACATTTGCGAGTTCATGAGCTCGTTCATGAACGGAGACATCGACGCGACCATGTTCGCCGTCTGCCGTGGCGAGGTCATGTAGGCAACGTTGGCCGACTTCAGGTAGGTCGGCTTCACCTTCAGGAGCGCCGGGAACTGGCCCGTGACCTGCTGGAGTGCGTTCCGCAGGTTGGCGAACATGATCGACATGCCCGTGCGCGTGCGGACGCCGCGCCAGAAGTCATCGACCATCTTGAACCGGCCGGGCTCGGAAACGATCTGGCGGGCGGCACGGTGGAGCCACGGGATCAGCAGGTTGGTCTTGGCGGTCGGGTCCACGCGCTCGAGCCGCGACGAGAAGCCGCGGTCGTTGAGCACCTTCAGCACGTCCGCCACGGCCGGCTGGATCATCGCGAACCGCAGCGCCGCATCCATGTGCGTGGCGATCATCCTGACGTCGAGCACCAACGGCCGCGTGTACGTCTCGACGCGGGTCATGGTCATCCCCATCCCGGTGCTGGGCAGGGAGTTGCGCCAGTCCGCCTCGAGTTCAGCCATGCCGGCCTTGGTCACGGCGTCCGAAACGAGGAACTTGTCGGTCGCCGCTGGGACGTACCCGCCCCGGAACGTGCCGAACGGCGTCACGACCTCTGATGCCTCGACTTCCTTGAAATAGAAGCCCATCAGGTCGTAGTGGGCCTTCTGGAGGGTCGGCTTGATCTCTTCCAGCAGATCCCACGATGCCTGGAGGAACTCGTAGTCCTTGCGGGTCAGGGTGCCCTGCCGCTGCATGCGGGAAACGAACGCCACCCAGCGTGAATCATCGAGGTTCCCGTCCTCGTCCAGCGTGGCCCACTTGCGGCCCAGGAGCAGCTTGCGGTAGTTGCTCTCGTTGCCCGTATGGAGCATGGCGCCGAGCAACTCGGCCTTTCCGATCCCGGCATTCCCCTTGCCGAACGTGTAGCCGATCTCCGTGGCCTCGATCATGCCGTCCTGCATCTCAAGGGCGGAAATGAGGTTCACGAACTTCTTGACGTAGTTGTTCCTGGCGACCCGGAAGTTGTCCACGGCCAGCTTGATCGGACGCCATAGGTAGCGGGTGTACGGCCGCTCGGGATCGTTGCCGTCCATCGCCTCGGCCCAAGACTCCACCCGGCGCATGGACGAGCGCAGCTGCATCAGGAACCGCTTGGCGTAGTCCAGGCGGCTCGGGGCGGCCTTCTCGCCCGGAACGACCTCCGGGATGCCGATGGCCTCCAGACGCCTGTCCAGGGCCGCTACGACGGCTTCTACGGCGATCCTGTCCTCCCCGACCTGAATGGTGCGCTCCCGGCGCGCCTGCACCCACAGCGCCTCCACGGCCCCCGCCATCGCCCGGAAGTCCTCAAGGCGCATGTCGCGGTAGTCCCCGCGCTCCCGCGTGGCCCTTGCCACGATGGGTGCTACGGCCTCGTATACGGCGGGGTTGTATTCCCGCAGCTTGTCAAGGTATGCGGACGGGGCCATGTCCGAGCGGCCGATCCCGTGCGCGGCCAGGATGGACCGGGCTGCCATGACGAGGGACATCTCCCGCGTTTCCGCGATCTTGGAGTCGGCGCGGAAGAACTTGCGGAAGTCCTTCAGGGCCTTGGTGACTTCCTGCCGCGCCTTCAGGGCTTCGCGGGTGAGCTGGTTCTGGTAGAGCTGGGCGCGCTTGGCGCGGATCTTCAGGATGTCCGGCTCGACGTTCCCGTACTTCTCGCGGAACTCCGCGATCCGCTGCGCCGAGCGCTCGAGCGACTGCGCCCTCGCGGCCTCCCCGGCGATCTCCGCAGCCGCCGTGGCTGCGAACAGCGCCGCCGGCGAGTCCTCGCGTGGGGCGTTCAGGACCTCGTTCTTGGCCCGCGTGTAGGCCGCCTGCGCCGCCGCGGCGGGGTTCCCGCCGATCCGCATGGCGTTCATGGAGTCACGCGCCGCACGGGCCTCAGCGGCCTCGTGCTGGGCGGGGCGGATGTCCCGGATGCGCTTGCGGGCAATGATGTCCTCTGCCGCGAGACGGGCGGCCTCGAGCATCACGCGCACGGGCTCCGTTGCACCGGACATGTGGCGCCACTCCACGGCGACGAAACGTCCGCGGGCCTCGTTGTGGAGCGCCTCCTGGATGCGCCGCTCGCGTGTCTCCGGGGTGTTCTCCTCCCCGAACCGCCGCTGCATGATCTCGCTGGTCCGGTCCTCGACGGCTTCCTTGACGGGCTTGGCCTCCACCAGGTCGCGGATCATCGCGTCCCCGTTGGCGTAGCCGAACATCTCGGCCACCAGTTCGGGCGACAGCCCCTCATCTGCAAGCATGCCGTACTTGCCCTTCCCGAGCTTGCGCCATTCAGGAACGGTGAACGCGGCCTGCTCCAGTTCCGCCACTTCCGCTGCCTCGACGCCTGGCTCGCTCGGCTGCTCGGCCGGCTTGCGTGGCTCGTACATGTTGCGAACCGCCTTGATGTCGAGGCGGTGCGTCCCGGACGCTTCCTTCTCGGTGCCCTCGGCGTCGATCAGCTTGCCGCGGCGCAGGTAGGTCATGGCGCGGTACACGCGGCGGCGAGTCACTTCCTGCTCGGCCTCCTTGCGTACCTCCTTGCGGCGCTCCTTCTCCTTGTCCTGCATCTCCTTCAGGATGCGGCTGCGGGCAGGGGCAAGCCACGCCATCTGCTTGAGGCTCGCCTTCTGGAGCTCGATCACGGCGGCTTCCTCGGCCTCCTCGCGCATGACCTGGTATGCCGCCCACTCGCCGTCCGACATGTTGGCCTCCTCCTGCGTCAGGTAGGAGGGGATCATCGACTGGATCGCTTGGTAGGTCTTGACCTCTTCTGCGGAGGCAAGCATGCGATCCATGACCTCGCGCACCTCGGGGGTCAGGACCGGGAGATCCATGCCGAACTCGCGGCGGTAAATCTTGTTGAGGTTGTCGCGGATGTCCTCGTAGACGCTGCGGATGAACGCCGAAATCTTGGCGAACACCGACCGAAGCTCAAGGCTCGGTGCCTTGCCCTCGAACCCATAGATTTCGCTGTTGTACGCAAGCGCCTCGTAGTGGACGCGCTGCTTCTCGATGTCGAGCGCGTTCCATGACGCCAGGCGCGCCTCCTGCGTGTCTCCCTCCATGCCGAACCACTTCATCAAGACGTCAAGGTCGTTGAGGAGCGCCTGCGGCGCGTTGCCTTGGTTGGCGATGGAAACGTAGGTGTAAAGGAAGTAGTGGTTCAGCTCATGCCAGAAGGTCGTGAAGTCCGACTCCTTGTTGAGCATGATGACCAGGCGCCGCATGTCGAACCAGCCTCGGGCTGGCCGGGCTGGACTAGGCGCGGCTTGACGGAACATCATCGGAGATGTCAGGTCGAATCGTTCTGACAACGGGATGATCTTGCCCGAGCCGTCCTTCGTGATCGGATTTGCGAACTTGATCTGTTCCGGGCTGAACGGAATCCATACGACATGCGGATCGCCGCCATACTTGCCACCGCTGTCCTTGATGCCGTCATAGCCGAACTTTGTCAGAACATCGGTCACCCAATCCGGGATCGAAGTCCATGCCTGCGTCCGGCCTTCGGCAATGTCGGTACGGAGCGTTTCCATCCAAGATTGCGGATCGCGTGTCCGCTTGTCCCACGCATCTTGTCCATATTCATCTGCTGGCTTTCGCACGCGGTTTGCGCGCTTCTGAAGCGCAACAACCACGGATTCCGGAATTGCCGCCGTATCCAGTGGATTCGTGATGTTGGCGTATGCCTCGATGATTCCGGAATTGACCGCATGAGGAGAGTCATAGACGAATCGCTCTCCTAGTCCCATGCCCTTCAGGACGTCCATGAACTTCTGCTCGTCGTTGAACAGGCTTCCGCTGTTGAGCCAAAGTTCCTTGGCAGCAGTCAGTGCGTTTCCTCTGGCTTCACGAAGCAAGAATTGCACATGGTCGCGTGACGCAATGGTTTCGGTATTGCCAACGATTTCCCCAGTTCCCTCGTTTGGATTCTCATATCCAACCGTGTATAGGCGTTCTGTGGCAGTAGCGCGTTCTTCTGGAGTGAGATAGAACCACGCTTGGTCAAGAGTGACTGTGCCTCGCTGTCCGCGTGGCTTGTACTTGAACCATTGCTCGTATCCGATGTTCTCAATGCTCGTGTCTTCCTTGCCTTGGGCATAACCCTCGGCAATCGCACGAGTGTCGGTAAAGAACGGCATCGGCCCGGATGTAGCCCGCTTCTTCAGCAGACGATTTCCGACTCGATCAATTCTCTGTGATCCGTGGTAGATGCGAAGCAGCTTTCCTTCTGCGTTTCGCACTTGGCTGGACGGCATCCGTCTTTCAGCCGTTTCATCAATCATTCGCTGCGCGGTCGGCGTATCTCCGCGCTCAATTGCACTCGTGTATTCCGTATCAACGCGGGCCGCCTGCTCAAGCGGAGCCGCCAGCGCCGCCATGCCCTCGCCCTCGACACGAACCACCTCGACGCCGCGCAGCCCGAACGTGGACTCGAACCGCTCAGGCGTGATCTTCAGCATGTTCGCCATCGTGGACACGAAGGCGCGGTACGTGCGTGATTCTGACTTCGCGATGGCATCGTCACGACCTGCGGCACGGAGTTCGTCCAGTCGCTTGCGCTCGATGGTCCGGAGCTGCTGGTCCTCGGTCTGCCGCGCCACGTCGATTGCCTCGGTGGCCTGCTCCAGTTCCTGGACGAGCTGCGGCTTCATGTTCAGCGCCTGCTGCATCTCGGCCATGCTCGCGGCGTTCGGCCTGGCGCGCATGTGCGGGATCAGCGCGTCACCGAGCGGCGTGCCGGCAAGCCTGCTCGCAAACCTCGCGGTCGGGATCACGACGTCCTCGCGAAGGTCGGTCGCTTGCGCCAGCGAATCGCGCACCCCTGGCAGCGCCTCGTCCATCTGCTCCTTCGTCAGCCCGCTCTGCGCCAGCACCTCGCGCATGGCGGACGCCGACACGTAGATGTCCGGGATGCCCGCATCGCCAGCCTGAGCCGCCATGAAACGCTCGAACACGGCCGGGTTGCGGGCGCGCACCTTGTTGTCCACGCTGAGCTGCGACAGCCGCTCGAACATCTGCTGCTGCCGCTCCGCGACCGTGGCGTTCTGCACGTCGAGCGCAAGGTTCACAGCAGGGCCGGCGCTGCCGAGCACGGCGCCGACCTGGATGCCGACGATGAACGACTCGAAGACGCGGGGGATCTCCTCCTCAAGCGACCGCTCCGGGTCGATGCCGTCGATGGCCTTGGCGATCCGCTCCCCTGCGATCAGCGTGATCTCCTGGGCCGCTTCCTCAAGCCCCTCCGTCCCGGCCTGCTTGCCCCACTCGGTCGCGGCCACGGCGAGCGCACGGCGCACGGTCGGGCGCGTGACGGCCTTGGCGGCCGTCTGCGCCATGATCCGCCTGGCAGCAGCCTTGAACGGCGCAGAGGCGATCTTCATGCCCGCCAGCTCGATGACGCCGTTGACCAGTCCGACGCCCACGGCGGCACGGACGGCCTCCTCCTCGCTCACGCCGTCCCGGCGCATCTGGAGGTATGCAAGTCCGCCCTCGAGCTGCGCCGTGGTCGCGATGATGCCCGCAGATGTCCCGGCCGTGAATCCGAGCGCCGTGCCGATTCCGGGACCCGCGAGGCTTCCGATTGCTGCGCCGCCAACAGCGGCGGTGGCGATGGCGGGGACCTGCCGGAGATTGAGTTCCAGCTGCTCCGCGATGGTCCCGAGGATGTTGATTTCCCCGAGGTTCTGCGCCCGCCTGTTCAGGCGCTCGGCCTCCTCAAGATCCGCAGGGGTCGCCAGGCCGACCATCGCCTTGGCTCCGATCCAGCTCTCCTCCTTCATCAGCCGCGCACGTGCGGCGCCCTTCCGCATGTCGAGCGTGGACCCGGTCATGTAAAGCAAGTACGCATCGACCATCAGCGGGGCGAACTTCTCCAGCGTCCCGACGTCATCATGTGCGATCTCCGCGAACTGCCTGTCCGCGAGGAACTGCGCCAAGACCGGGTCTTTCTGCGGCAGGTCACGGCTGCGGAAGTCCCGCATCTGGATCTGCCGCTCGAACTCCGGGATGTGCCGGCGCACCAGGTCTGGGCCGAGTCCGACCTCGCTTGCGATCCGCTGCGCCTTTCCGGCCTCGTCCGGGTTGACCATGCTCGCGCCGTAGAAGGTCGCAGACATGCGCTCGCGCCTGGACTGGCGGATCATCTCGATGGCGGAATCGTCCTGTTCCGGCTCGAAGGCGTCGGGCTCCCCGACCTCCATCCCGAACGACGCGGACAGAGGCGGCATCCCGCGCTGGGCGCGGATCATGTCGAGCGCCGGGTCGGGCGAGGCGGTGGGCTGCATGGTCATGCGCCGCGCCTCCTCGGCGGTCGGGCCTCGCATCTCGCCGATGGTGTTCTGGCTCGGTGCGAACCGCGCCATGCGCTCGTTGATGTCTTCCTCGATCACTTGCCGGCACCCTTGGCGTTGAGGTACATGAGCGTCTCGCGGATGGTCGGGCGCGGGATGTTGTTCCTGCGGAGGATCTCGGTCGCCGCCTGGACCTCGTCAAGCGTGAATTCCTTCTCGCCGAACCGGAAGTATTCGGTGCCTTCCTCGATGCTCGACAGCTGCTCGGGCGTCATCATGCTGATCGGCATGTCGAGCTTCGTGTCGGGCCACAGCCAATCCACGCCGAGGAACGTCTTGGGCGCGCTCTGCGCGAACTGCATCACCAGCCGCTCGGCCTCGTCGCGCTTCTCGTCAGGAGTGAGCTTCCTGCCGAGCACTTCCTGCCTGACGTTGATGGCGCGACTCAGGTTGTCCGAGAACGTGACGTACTTGCGCTTGTTGGTGGAGTCATCCTGATCAACCACGTCCGTCATCCCGGCGTCATAGAGCACGCGCTTGAGCATGTCGGAATCGAACGTGGCTTCCGCCAGCTGCTTCGGGTTGGCGGTCATGCCGCGCAGCTTCATCAGCATTTCCGGGCTTACCTTTCCGGACTTAGACTCAATCCATCCGGGCTGATTCACGATGTCCGGGTTCTTCGCATACTCGGCACGAACATCGTCATCGTCCTTCTGGTTCTGCATCCGCATCGTGATGCTGCGATCCACCTGCGTGAGCAGGTCAAGCTGCGGGAACGCTGCCGGGTTGTTCGCCGGGTTCGCCACCCACTCGTCGCGCCTGGCGAGCACCGCACGGTATTCCTGCGCGACGAGCGCATCCTGCTGCGCGTACTGCGTCCTGAGCTGCGACTGCACCGCCTTTCGGACCTCGGGGTCCGCGATGCCGTCAGCCAGCTCAAGCGCCTCGCGCAGCGTGGCCGGCGGCTCGGCGCCCTCCTTCGCCTCCTGCCCGTAGGTCTTCGGGTCAGCCTTGGAGTTCAGCGTGCCCGTCTCGCGGATGCTGTCGGTCAGGTCGTTGATGACCGACGCCTCGCGCTTCACCTGCACGGAGTTGTTGAGCGCCTCCTTGGCCTTCGGCGCGAGCACCTCAACCGTGCCCTCGTTGTCGAGGAACGCCTGCGCATCCGCGAACTTGCCCTGCGAAACGAGCGACTGCACGATCCCGGCCGCGATGCGGTCGTTGACTTCCTGCTCGAGGAGCTTCATCTGCGCCGAGCCCGGCGCGTAGCCCATGAGCTCGCCCGCCTTGCGGGCCTCGTCCAGGGCGGTCTGGACGTAGGCTTCGTAGCGGATCATGCCGATTTCCCGACCGTTCTCGTCCACCTCGTCCCTCTGCTCGTAGGCGAAGATGGCGTTGTCGCCGTTCACCTGCGCCCGGGCGCGTGCCTCGTTCGTGTTCCAGACGCGCACCTGGCCGTTGCGGTGCTGCTGCATCCGGCTCTGGAACATCCCCATGTTCCGGGCGAGGATCGGCGCGTACATCGCCCGCTGCGTGTCGTTCTTCAGCGTGTCCATCGCCGCCGCGCCGGCCTGCGACAGCTCGCCCATCGACGCCTCGAAGTCGCGCTCGGACTGCTGCCCGACCGTGCCGAGGAAGCGGTCGGCCACGCGCTGCATGGCCGTCGTGCCCATGACGTCGGCCTGCTTGGTCGTGGCATCGTCGATCCCGTCCTGGATCGCGGAGCCCAACCGGAAGGCGGCGTTTCCGGCCCCGGTCATCGCCTGCCCGAAGCGGGCGAGCTGCGGCCCTGCGAGGTTCTCGGCGGCCTGCACGCCCGGCGCCTGGAACTGGCCGATGTCGCCCGGCGCCTGCGGCGCGACCTGCGGGACGAACGTTGTCGGTACGGTGGGCATTGGTCAGATCCTCTGCGTTCCCACGCCGGAGAGCAGTTCCTCGATGCGGCGGTTCCTGGCCCACGTGGACCCGATCTCGGTGGCGCTGCCGAGGAGGCTGGTGCCGAGGGCCATGCCGGGGTAGATCGTTCCTGCGGTCGCCTCGAGGTTCCTGGCCGAGATCCCAGCCATCGTGGCCTGCGCGCCGAGGTTCGTGGCGGCGAGGCGGGCGGCCTCCTGCTCGCGCACGGTGGCGGCGCTGATGCTCAGGCGGTCGATCTCGGCCATGAGATCCATGCTGCCGATGATCTCGCGTGCAGAGCCTGCGCCGAGGACGGCCCCGCGTGCGGCCAAGGACGCCCGTGCGCCGGCCCGGGCCTGCCCGGCGCGCATTCCCATGATCCCGGCCCGCATGGCGCCCTCGCGACCGACCTGCGCGGCGGTGAACTCAGCGCCCTGCCGGTTGATGCGGGCCATCTCGGCCTGGAAGCGCTGGTTCTGCGCCTGCATCTTGAGGGCGTTCTTCTGGCTCTCGGCGGCGTAGTACGACCCGATGGCGCTCGACGCGGCCCCGAAGATCGAGACAATCGGCCCGGCGACGGTCATGCCCTCCGCGAATGCCGGGGCGAATCCCTGCATGAAGGTGCCGCCATCGGCCGCAGCCGCCGCGGCTGGCGCGCTCGGCATCCCGCCCGTGCGCTCGTAGTAGGGCATGTCGGTGCCCGTCAGCATCGTCCCGACGCTGCGCGTCTGGTACGGCATGTTGAGCATCCACTGCTGGGCCGGGGTCAGGTTCATGTCATCCTCCGATGGCGACCTCGAGCGTCAGCCCGACGATGGTCAGGGGCAGCGGGTCAGACTGCCGCACGAAGATGCGCCCGGCCTGCTGCCAGGACGGCGTCAGCTTCACGCCGATCTCGTCCGTCTTCAGGGCCGGCGGGCTGCCGTAGGGCTCCGTGGTGCGCTGCTTGGCCTCCACGAGGTTGTCGAGGCTGGGGCCGATGAAGATGCCGCTCGAGCTCACCACGCGCAGCCATGCCTCGTTGATGTTCTTGGCGCGGCCCTGCCCGAACGCCTCGACCTGGAGCGTCATCGGCAGCGTCTCGAGGTCGCTGTCGTAGGGCAGCCCGACGTGGACCACGGTCGATGCGCGCTGGAGCGCGACCGTGCCTGCCGTCACGACCTTCTGCGGCATCACGGCCCCGTCCGCGAGGATGCTCACGGTCTTGCCCTCGAGGTGCCCCAGCCCCGAGATGGAGTCGCGTGCGAACGACCACCGCGTGGTCGCCACGCCGCGCAGGGCGGGCGCGATCACCTTGTCCACCTTGGCGGTCGCCACCGTGGTGCTCGACGTGCCGAGGATCGTCAGGCGGTACTGCGTGCCGTCCGTGGCCGTGATGACGATGGCGTCGTTGATGTCCGTGGTCGCCGGGAACTGGAAGATCGCGGTGCTTGCCGTCACGGTCAGGACATCCGCCGGACCCCAGGTCGAGCCGCCCGTGACCGTCACCGTGGTCGAGCCCGTGTTCGTGCCGTCGTAGCTCAGGCCGCTGTCCACGAAGAAGCAGTCCTCGATGTCCCCGACCTGGCGGCTCGCCATGCGCTCGACGTACCGCTTGGTCGTGCCGCCGATGGTGCGCTTCACGATGACGTACAGGCGGTCCTCGACGCCTTCGGCGACCGCCGTGCAGGACTCGAACGAGCCGTCCGTGTCGTGGCGGTGCCATGCGCCGATCTGCTGCTCGGGGATGTAGGTGAGGCCCAGCAGCCTGCCCGTGCTCGAGATGAACCACAGGAGCGGCTGCGGAGCCTTGCTGTAGCACATGTCCGAGATGTCGAAGTTGTCGAACAGGTGCGTGGCGCGCAGGCTCAGGTCGCCCGTCACGAATCCGCTGGCCTGCCACGAGTAGCCGAGCTCGCGCACGTGGCCGTCGCGGGCCGAGCAGTAGACCACCGTGTTGTTGACGATGGACGGCTGGACGTTGTTGGCCCCGACGTATGCCTGCGGGCGCACGGAGATCGTGGTCGGGGTGATGACGTCGCTGTTGACCGGGGAGATTCGCCACTCTGCGGCGCTCGTCAGCGCGAGGAGCTGCGTGAGCGGCACCAGGTGGCGGATGGTGTTCGCCTCGCGGGCGGCCACGGTGAAGGAGATGCGGTCGGTGTCCTGCACCGGGATGTGGTAGGACATGTCGCTCTCGGTGCCCGTGCGGGTCATCCAGAGCGTCTGCGGCGAAAGCGTGGTCCCGGCGAACACGCGGCGCTGCTCGAAGTAACTCACCGCGCCCGGGTACTGGACCGCCGACAGGACCGCCGCACCGAACGTGGCGCTCGACCCGCCTGCCGCCGAAGTGACGGTGATGGTCGGGCTGGTGTAGTTGCGCCCGCCGTTCACGACCCGGATGGCGGTAATGACGCCGCCCTGGACGATGGGCTCGAGCACGGCCCCGGTCCCCGTGGTGTCGGTGACGCCGATGGTGACGCTGCCATAGACCAGCGGCGTGAGCGTGGGCAGGAGCCGTGCGCCGCTGCCGACCACAATTGGGGCGGGGAAGGCGCTGGTATCCGCACCGCCTACCGAGAAGGTCGGGTCGCTGTACAGGCTTCCGCCGGCCGTGACGGCCACCGCCGTGATGACGCCCGCCGACTCGGTCACGGTGAACGTGGCGCCGCTCCCGGTCGGGTCGGCCACGGTCACTGATTCGCCGCTGTCGTAGTCCGTGCCGCCGGCGATGACGGCCACCGTCTGAAACGAGCCGCCGCTCACCACCGTCGAGCCGTAGCCCGAGCCGCCGTTCGTGACCGGGACCGACATGATCGCGCCCGGGACGAAGGTCGTGTCCGCGATGGGCGGCGTGATCCCCAGGTTCGGGGCGATGTTGTTGTCCGTGAACGACAGCGACTGCGTCTGCCCGATGTAGCCGTACAGGCCGCTCTGGCGCTTGTAGACGTTGTAGAGCGCCGCGCCCGCAGACGCCGCCCAGGTGACCGTGTTGCTCGAGCCCGGGGCATTCAGGTTGTTCGTGACGCTCACCGCCACGCTCGGTGCGCTCTCGTCGATCCCGTTCGCGTCCACTGCCGTCACCACGTAGTACGAGTCCGAGTCGATGGTCTTCGCGCCGAACTGCACGTAGCCGCCGCCAGACCACGCCGTGAACGAGGTCGTGTTCACCGGGACGCCGCTGTCGTATGCGCGCAGCGACAGCGTGGTCGTGCCGGGCGTCGAGTTCACGGTGTAGAACCCGCGCACCTGGGTCATCGTGCCGCCATCGACGTAGACCGGGTCATCGACCGCGAGGCCGTGGTTGCCGATGGTCGTGATGACGCCCGGGTTCGCCTGCGTGAATGCCGTGATGTTGAGCGCCTGCCCGCGGTTTGCCGTCACCGCGACCGAGGTCGGGGTGCTCACGTTCGGGACGAACGAGATCGTGGACAGCACCCACGTGGTCGCCCCCAGCCGGCGCAGCTCGCGGGGCGCGTAGTTGGGGTGGACGAGCGTCAGCACGTCCGCCGACTGCACGTAGTGGATGTCGAACAGGTCGGCCTCGGCGTAGGGATTCGGGATCTCGTAGATCCCCGCCGGGAGCGCGTACCAGTACGTGGCGTTCGGCGGTGCGTTGCCCGTGGTCGCCGCGATGCAGTAGTAGTTCACGCCGCCCGACGAGACGAGCGCGCCGACCGAGTAGGCCGTGGCGCCGTTGTAGGCGGCAGGCGTGCCGGGTCCGAGCGTGGCGCCCTGCGTGTGGAAGCGGAAGTAGCCCGCGCCGAGTTCGAGCACCATCGTCTGCGTGGTGCTGAACGTAAACGGCAGCAGGCGCGTCTTCTTGCTTGAGTCCTTCACCTCGCGCACGAACTGCGTGCCGGGTCGGTTCTCGGCGGCGCCCTGCGGCAGGGCGATGAAGTTCCGCATCGTGGCCGCGCCCGTCTGGAAGCGGACGTCATCGATGCGCCCGAACATCTCCGGGCTGATCTCGCCTCCTCCGAATGAGCGGTGGTAGACGCGGGTCTGTGCCATCGGTCAGCGTCCAGAGATCCAGGGCGTGATGTGCTCGGGCTTCACGTCGCGCTGGCTGGCGTCGGACGCCTTCGCCTGCTGGATGTAGCCAAGCGCCATCTGCATGCACTTGCGGCCCTCTGCGGCGCCCTCGGCACCTTTCACGACCGGGCCGGCGAGCATCGACGCGAGGTGCCACGCGAGCGCGTTCGAGAACAGCGGGTCGAACTTGGTCGGGTCGGTGACGAGCGCCTGGTAGCGCAGGAGCGCGTTCTCCTGGTTGGTGTAGATCACCTTGTTCCCGGCCGTGTCCGTCTCGATCTGGTACTCCTGCGGGACGTAGGTTCCGCCGGCGACGAACGGGGTGTTGATCCAGCCCCATCCGTAGCGGTCGGCCGGGTAGGCGCGCACCGCGTAGTCGTTCTCTGCCTGGGGCGGCAGTACCGCCACGGCGGTCATCATGTCGCCCGGGCAGGCGTATGCGTACTTCCACATCGTGTACGGCATCGTGACCTGCGCGAGGCTGACGCGCCGCGAGGCGAAGCTCCAGGTGTGCATCTGGAGCAGCGTGTCGCGTGCGATGGGGTAGAAGCGCTGGCAATGCTCGGCCTGCGCCGAGCCCTCTGGCGGGTCGATGCTTGCGACCGTTGCATCATCCCCGAGGTATGCGAGTGCGAGGTTTGCGATGTCAACGACCGATGGCATTCTCGCTCCCTTCGTGACAGGAGGGGGGCCGGCGTGGACGGCCCCCCTCCCTTGTTCGCGAACTCAGGCACGCATCAGTTCGGCGTGGCTTCGGCCTTGGGCTTCCGTCCGGGGCGCAGCTTGCGCTCCGGCTCGGAGGCGTCGAGGACGGGGCCGCCGTCCATGAACTCGATCACGTCGGGGAGAGCAGGGCCGGAGTAGCGGAACTCCTCGCCCGCCTTCCGAAGCCCGTTGTCCACGAAGCAGTCGACCAATGCCTTGACCATCGCCATGTGATGCTCCTATCAGGCGACCGTGAAGCCGCTGGCGTAGAACTTCTGGCCGTCCTGGATGTCCATGACGATCTGAGCCAGGATGCTGCCAGTCGAGGGGTTGCTGCCGTTGACGTCGTAGCGGGCGCCGAGATAGCGCAGGCCGAGGCTTGCGATCTGCGGCGGGATGGCGACCACGTACTGCTTCCCGGCGGTCAGGCCGGCGAGCAGGACGTTCGTCTCCGCGAGGACGGTGTGGGACGAGAGGTTCGCGTTCGCCGACGAAACCACCTCGAGGTCGAGGCTGGTGAGCGTGTTGAACGTGGTCACGACGGTGAACACCATGTAGAGCTGGCGGCCCTCGCCGATGTCGCGAGCGGTGCCGAGGTCGATGGTGTCGGTGCTGTAGGCGTCGGCCGTGATGGCCTGGCCCGAGATGGCCGAGCCGGGGGTGTTGGACCCGGACACGGTGAGAAGGACGTCAGTAATCATTGTGAGTGTCTCCCTTCAGGAGTGTGCGGGTCAGCTGACCTGTGCTTCGGTGTTGAGGATGGAATCGACGCGACGGCAGGGGACGCCGAGGAACGACAGCCAGCTGTACGGCGTGCCGAACTGCGACAGGCCCTCGTTGACCTTCACGACCGCCTGGCTCTTGTCGAGCGCCATGATCGACAGGCCGCTGTGCACGGTCCGGTTCATGTAGAACGCGGCACGGCCCATCGCCATGTTCGGGATGCGGTACAGGCCACGCGCCATGAGGCGGATGAGGTTGCTGGCCGAGGTGGTCGCCTGGCCGTTCGACTGCGCGAGCAGGTCGGTCGTGTTGATGTTGCAGATGCGCACGACGTAGCGCCAGTCCTTCACGACCAGGCCGTTCTTCCACTGGTAGCGCGTGGAGTACGCCTGGAGCCGCGTGCCGTCCGAGTTGTAGACGGTCTGCTCGCCGAGGTCCTCGTGCATGAGGCCGGCCGTCGAGCCCTTGGGGAAGGGGCAGTAGACGGTGTTGTCGCCCCAGACCACCAGGTACACCGAGGTGTTCGCGGTGGCCGAGTACGAGCCGCCGCCGGCGAGGCCGTTGAGGATGTTGACGCTGTTGTTGGAACCCGTCAGCGCCGAGTAGCGCGGGGCCAGCCCGAGGAACTGCTTCGGGTCGGTCGCCGGATTGCCGTAGAACATCGTGCTCGCCATCGTCTGGTTCATCGCCTCGAGGAAGGCGGTGTCCTCCGACAGGCGGAACTGGGCGGTGTTGCCGTTCAGCATGGCGAGGTCCTTGTCGACCTCGCTGCGGGCCTCGAGGATGCCGCAGGCCTCGTCGACCTGGGCGGTCGTCGACTTGCTGTTCGGGATGCCCTGGTTGAGGGCGCGCCAGTAGACCTGGGGCAGGCCGGTGCGGATCACGACGCGCTCGCCAGTCGGGAGGTTGCCCTCCTTGAAGACGCAGTCCTCGAGGATCTCGTTCGACTGCGACAGGAGTTCGGCGATGATGGGCACGTTGCCCTCGGGATCGGTGCGCTTGGCCCAGTCCGCGAGGGTCAGGTTGGAAGTGGAGAGAGTTGCCATTGCTGTGGTTCCCTTGTTGGGTTAGGTGTTTGAGTAAAGAGCCTCGGCGAGGTCGGCGAAGCTGCGCGGTCCGGCCTTGGCCTGCGTGGCCGCGCCCGTGACCATGCGGTCCTCGCTGATCGCCTTGCCGGCACGGAACATGAACCGGATGAGCTCCGGGTGGTTTCCGAGTCCGGTTTCGTTCAGCAGCGTGCGGAGTTCGGTGGTGCCGAACGCATCGAGCGCCTTCTTTGCAACGCCCAGGTTCTCCGACAGCTTCTCGCCGCCGAACTCTCGGTCGGACTTGGAGCTGTCGGCCCAGCCGTTGCGGATGGCCTCGATCTGCGCCGTCTGACGTTCGACCATCTTGGGGCCGACCGCGTCAAGGAGGCGCTGCGCGGCGTCCTGCGACAGGTTCAGTTCCTTCGCCACCTGCGAGTACGCGGTGATCACCTCGGCGTCGAACGCTCGACCCTCGGGCACCTTGAACTCGTAGGCTTCCGGCGCCTTGGGTGCCTCGGCCTGGGGGGCCTCGGTCGCCTGTGCGTCGGCCGGCGCGGGTTCCTTTCCGGCAGGGGCCGCGTCGGCGGCTTGCCGGTCCTGGGTCGCGGGAGCCTTCTGCGTGTTCCCGTAGAGCTTGTCGGCCGTCGCCGCCACGCTTTCCGGGGCCGTCGATGGGGAAGCGGCTTCAGTTGGGGTTGCGGCCGTTTCCGTCATCGTTGCTTGCGTCATCCTGGTGTTCCTTCATCATCACGTGGTACTGCTCGGGGCACGCGGCGTGGATGAGGCCGAGGAGCCTCAGTCCCGCGTTCCGGTTCCCTTCCGCGAAGGCCATCTGCATCGCATTGGCCGCGAAGGTGGTTCGGAACACGCCTGCGCTGTCGAGGAAGCGCCAGGCCATGCGCCTGCCGCGCTTCTGCGACATGAGCCACTTCACGTCGGCCTCCTCGTTCTGCCTGTCCAGGCGCTCCCTGAGCTCCTTGTCGGCTCGTTCGCGTTCCTGGCCCCGCAGGTCGAGGGGGTCGTAATTGCTCACGGTTGGACTGTATCCCTGTAACTAATGTTTACGGGTACTGTCACGTGCTGGTGATCTTGAGATTCCACGCCTCGAGCGTGATGAACTCGTTGGCGGTCGCAATCTGCCCGGTGATGGCGAACGTCTGCGCGATCCCGAATCCGCCAGTCGGGGTCATGGTGACGTTCGCGCCAGTTGACGCACCGTGTCCGGGTGCCGCAAGAGCGTTCGAGACCAGGGTCGTGGCACTGTTCGCCCACGCCTGCTTATCGACGGACAGGCTCACGTTCGATGCGGCAACCGTCTGCGAATACCATCCGGCATCGCCGATGTTGACCTTGAGGATCTTGTTGTTGGCGCTTCCCGTCATCGCAAACAGCGCGTCAATCTCAAGTTCCATGCCGAGCTTGATCGCGTTCGCCGGGATGGTTGCCGACACCATAGTGATGTCATTGCCGACAACCGTCACGGTCGGGGTGCCGAGGCCAGCAGCGTGCGGGTAGTTGATGGTGATCTTCGTAGTAGCCGCGCTGACATCGGTGACCGTGTACAGGCCGTTGACGCCAGTACCGCCAGCCCAGGTGACGCTAACGAGCTTGTTCTGCGCGACCGCGTTCGTCAGGCTATGGATGCCGGCGCTCGTCAGACGCACGCTGCCGCTGCTGTCCTCGTAACTCAACGTAGTGAACGTCGCAGCAGGAGCGACGATTGACACGGCGGCAGTTGCGCCGGCGTAGGTCGGCTCGTTCCGCATGATCTGGAAATAATTCTCGCCACCATCCTCGTCCTTGACGCCGACGATGTCTCCGGTCACGTCATCGTAGAGCCAGGGTGAATTCGGGTTCTTGAGCCGTGCCATGTTCAGACCTCCACTGGGCTCGGGGAGCCATACCCCGAGAACATGTTCGTGATGTCGGTGAGGGCGTTGTCGCCGCCTGTCGGCGACTGCGCCATGTTCTTGACCGTCTGCGACTGCTGCTGCATGACGGCCGCCTGCTCCTTCGCGGCCATCGCCTGCGCCCGCGCCTGGCGGACGAGCGCGACGTCCTTGTCGGCGATGATGAGCGCCGGGTCGATGCCGAGCATGTCGGCGTACACGTCGGCCCACTCGTCCTGGTCGAACTTGTCGAGGATGTCGGGCTTCATCTGCGCGATGGCGCCGAGGTTCCCGACGAAGCGGTCGACGGCGTTCGTTCCGATGGCGCGCTGCGCCTGCGCCAGCATGGACACGAACTCGATGTTCAGGTCCATTCCCTGCAATTCCTGCGGCGCAGGCGGGACGATCCCGGCCTGCACCATGCGGGTGAATGTCGTGTCCACGAGCGGGGCGAGCAGCTCGTTGTGCAGGCGCTCGAGCACGGGGCCGAGCATGATGAGCTTCTCCTCGTGGCGCTCTGCGACCTCGGTTGCGGTCATCCGCGTGTTCGGGCCGGCGTTGGCGAGCATCAGGAACAGGTCCGCGTAGAACGCGCCCCGCACGCGCTCGCGGCAGTCCATGATGTCGTTCAGGAGGTACTGGAGGTTGAGGTTCACCTCGAACGCGGTCTTGATCCCGTTGTTGGCCGCGCCGTCGTAGTAGGAGATCCCGCCCGGGAGCATCTCGATGTCGCGGTTCTTCATCGACGCCGGCACCTGGAGGGGCGGCTTCGTCTGGTAGTCGATGGCCTGCGCCTTGCGGAGCTGCTCGTGCTGGAGCTGCTTGACGTCGCCAAGCGCCTCCATGCCCGGGCTGTGGCCGTAGATGTCGCCGCCGACCACTGCCCAGCGGGGGACGAGCGCCGGGAACTGCATGAACCCGCTCTCGCGCAGGAACTTCCCGTCCTCGCCGCCGACCTCGAAGTACCACGACCCGAAGGGCATGTTGCGCGAGTCGCGCTTGCCCATGTCGCGGTCGGCACGCGGCTCGATGGCGTGGATCACGGGCACCCACTGGTCGAGGGTGCCGTTCGAATACATGTTCCGCACGGTGACGGAACAGTTCTCGAGGCCGAACTCCTTGACGATCTGCGACACCGTCATGTCGAACTCGCGGTAGAGCGTGCAGACTCGGCCCTTGGCGTCGGTCGAGATGCAGTATTCGCCGCAGGTCAGCGGGTAGTGGTGGATGACCTGCTCGTAGTCCGGGAGCACGATGGACGCGGCGGTGCCGAAGGTGCCGAGTTCCTCGTACATCATGTGCAGCGAGCGGTAGGTGTTCGACTTCTGGAACACACGCTGCATGCGCTTGGTGACGTCATCGAGCCACAGCTTGACCGGGTCGAAGGAATTGAGCTCCGGGTCAGGGGTGGCGAGCCGGAACCACTGGCGGGCCGGGCTCGTGGCGCCCGACATCATGCCGGCGCCGAGCGTGCGGAGCGCACGCGTCCCGGTGTTGTCGTAGATGTTGTTGTGGCGGCGCCAGCCCTTGTCTCGGTCCTGGCGAAAGTAGCGTCCGTTGCGCGGCAGGATGTAGGACGTGAGCTCCTGCCAGTGCGCGTACCAGGACGCACGCTCGGACTTGAGCTGGCCCCAGCGGGTGAACAGCTTGTCCCGCGTGGGCGCGTCCTCGTAGCTCTGGCCGTCGCCGACGTACTGGCTCACTCAGCCTCCGAGGAGCGTCTGGCGCCCCAGCTGGAGGTCTTGCGGGTTGACGCCCATCGGCCCGGTGAGCATGGTGGTGGTGGGGCCGCCCTCGGCGCCCGCCTGCTGCATGATGCCTGCGACGTCGGGCTGTGCGCGGGTGGCCGCTGCCATGGCCTGCTGCGACTGACGCTGCTGGCTGCGCGCCTGCGCTGCCATTGCGTCCTGCGCGGTGCGCTGCTCCTTCATGGCCTGCGCCTGTGCCTTCTTGCCGCTCTCGCCTGCCGCGATGCCGTAGCCCGTGCCTGCGGCGGCCGCTGCCGCGCCGGCGGCCGTAAGCCCGGTCGCAAGCGCCGATCCGCCTGCCGCGCCGCCCAGGCCGGCCGCCGCTGCGCCTGCGCCGAGGCCTGCGCCGATGGTGCCAAGCAGCGAGCCGATGGCCGAGAAGATGAACCGCCGCTCGCGGCGGGCGGTCAGGTCGCGGTGGCGTCGGAGCGAGTGTCCTTCCATCACAGTCCTTTCGTGAACGTCCGTTCGGTGATCCTGTACCCGAGCCTCGTCAGGATGCGCTCCGCCGCGCTTTCCCCTTCGAGGACGATGTCCGACATGCAGATGGCTTTCGCGCCTTCTTCCTTGGCCCAACGCTCGAATTCTGCCAGCATCCGCACGCCTTCAACTCGTCCTCGGACATCTTCGTCCATCCACCACGACATCTCGAGGGCGGCGTGGGTGCCGGGGCTGAACCAGACGGGCTGGAGAACAGCCGCCAGGAAGCCGCGAACCACGCCGTCAATCTCCGCAACCCACAGACGACCGTGGACGAGGATGGCCTGCATTGCGGCTCTGATGTCCTCGTGACTGGGCGAAAGTGCTGCTGCATAGCGGGTGCCTGCGAAGAACCTCTGTCCCATCGCGGCGATCACGTCGAGATCGTCCGCAGTCGCGAGCCTTACGGGCATGACTGTATTCCTCCCATCATCGGTTACGGGTACTCACCGCATCTCGGCGTACGGGTCGTACTCCTTCGGCTTCGGGTCGAGCCGCTCGCGCACTTCGCGTGGCAGCATCTTGGCGACCGGGTAGGCGAAGGTGAGCGCGAGGGCGTCGGCGATGTCCGGGCTGCCGCCGCCCTGGAGGCGCTTCTTGATGTCATCCTTCGACTCGAGGACGCGCTTGCCGACCGCGTCGTACCAGTACATCGGGGTTGACAGTTCCTGCTTCAGGGTGGTGTCCTGCGGGATGCTGCCGCCGTTCTCGAGCCACTCCTTCACGGCCCACCACATCTCGGTGCGCTTGTTGACGAACAGGTTGGGGAACGTGGCCTTGCCGCCGAATGGCACCTCGGTGACCTCGTAGCCGAGCTGGCGCAGGCGGTCGATGACGCCGGAGCCGGCGCCTGCGTCGATGAACACGGCGTCCGGGTCGCGGTCCTCGATGATGCTGGCGACGATGGCCGCGAGGTTCATGTTGTCGATCCCCTGCCGGATGACGGGGTCTTCCATCCGCAGTCCCTGGCGCAGGACGATGACGCTGCGGTCATCCCCGAACCGGGCCGGGTCCACGCCGATCACCAGCGGGAACTCGAGGACGTCCCCGTCCGGGTAGCGGCGGCTGGCGGCAGCATCGGCCTCGGACAGGCTGATGAGCTGGTCATCGCCGGCGGCGCTGAAGTCGCAGAGGTACTCACGTGCGAACGCCTGCTCGGGCATGTCGCGCTGGAGTCGTGCGACCTCCTCGGCGTCGAGCGCGTCCGTGTCGTGGACCGTGTACCTCGCCGCATACCAGTCTGGCAGGGAGCCTGCCCGGTAGAACAGCTCGCTGAACAGGTTGATCCCGGCGGGCGTGCCGATGAACATGGCCCATCCCTTGCGGTCGGAGAGGGCGGGCTGGAGGATGTCGTTCCAAACCTCGGGCTTGATCTGCGCGACCTCGTCGATGACGCAGCCGTCGAGGCGCACGCCGCGGAGTGCGTCAGGGTTGTCGCCGCCGAACAGGCGGATCGTGGCCTTGTTGTGCTTAAAGGTGACGGCCAGGTCGGCCTCGTTGATCTCGACGGCGGCCGAGCGGATGAACGGGTCGAGCTTCTGCTTCAAACGCGCCCAGGCGATGGCCTTGGCCTGCTTCAGGAACGGTGCGACGTATACGAAGAACCCCAGTTCATCGGTGAACTTCACCGCCCGGTGCATGAGTTCCATGAGCGCGAGCTCGGTCTTGCCGGCGCGGCGGTGCAGGGCGAGCACGGTGAAGCGCCGGCGCTCGAGGTGGCACTTGCGCTGCCACGCCCTGGGCTCGTAGCCGAGCCGGATCGTCTCAGGCATCCGGGACGCCGGTGATGACGTTCAGGACGATGTTCCCGCCATGGTCAAGGTGCTGGCGGTCGCCGTACTTCTTCGGGTTCCACTTGGCGAGGAGCTTCAGGCGGGTATCGACCTGGAGCCGACGCCACGCCACCTCGACCTGGTCAAGCGGCTGGATGTCCGACAGCGCCATGCACTGGTCGGCGATGATGTCATGCCCATCTTCGCGTGCGCGTGCGATGCGTAGGGCGAAATCCGGGTCCTTGTCCATCCAGTCGTAAACCGCCGTGAAGTGCGGGTTTCCGTCAATCCTGCACCATTCGCGCAGGGGCCGGCCTTCGGAGATCCACTTGACGAGGGAGTCAGCCTTGTCCTGCGGGACGGGGACCGTCGTTCCCAACGGGCGTCCGACCTTCCGCCGCACGACGAGGTCGCCGCCAGGAGGAGGGGACTGCGGAGCGGCGCTGGTAGCGGGCGATCTTCGCGACCGTCTGCCAGCGGAGGGAGAGGTGCTTGGCGATGCGACGATAGCCCCATCCACGGTCTTCGTGGAGCACGCGGATGAGGGTGACGGTTTCGTCCGTGATCGTGGCATTGTGGTGCGTCTGGCCGACGCGGCGGCCGTTCTCGTCGTAGGCGACGAGGGTGGTCACTTCTTCCGCTTGCCCTTTGCGCGGACGTCGGCGCGGTTGAACTCCTTGGCGACCTTCATGGGGACGCCGACCTTCTTGGCGAAGGAGCGGGAATGGGCGGCGGCTGCCATGAGGCGGCGCTGGGCGGGTGACTTGCTGGGCATCAGGAATCCTTCAGGACGAGCCGGAGCTCAAACCCGGCTGCGTGGGCGATCTTGAGGACGGAATCGAACGTGGGGCGTCTGCGGCCGATCACGGGGGCCGTGGACAGGAGGCACTGCACGGTATGGGCGCGGAGGGCGCCCTGGGCCTCGAGTCGGCGTGCGAGTGCGCTTCGCGTGGTTCCTGCGGAGGTGAGGCCATGCGTGATCGCGGCCTTCACGTCCTCATACGAGCCGATATTCATTGCCCGCAGTATATCACTTCCCGGTGATGACTTCCCCGAAATCCTCCTCGGTTGCCGGCCAGATGATTCGCGGGGTGCCTGGCCCAAGGTAGTTCTGCTCGATGCGGTCGGTGACGAAGCAGCGTGCCTCGGCCATCGTCATGTTCTCGTTGTCGCGCAGGCGTGCGGCGATCATCTCTGCGCTGTATACGGCGACGGGTATGCAGTCTTCCTCGTCGGGGCGTGGGTACATGATGCCCAGCAAGCAGTCCCCGAACTGGGCCAGGAGTACGGGGTTGTGTCGTGGTCTGCGCCTTCCCGCCATGAAGGCGATGCTACAGAGCGTTCGTTTCGTTTCGCGTCTCGCAATGAAACGATGGTTTTTCAGGACGCCGCTCGCTGCGCTCCGCTGCGCTTCGCCTATGGCTCCGCTGCGCTGCGCTCGCGGCGCCTGGGGTGCGCCGGCGACAGGGGAGGGATCATTCCGATCCGTCCTTCGCTTCGCTCAGGACTCTGCGGGGCGCTTCGCGCCCCCCGAACCACGGATTTCAGTTCACATGGTGAGCGCAGAGGGCGTGACCCCGCGAGGGGGCCACCACGATCAGCCCACGCGGAGCCGCGCTGTCAGTCGTAGCGACGATTTTCACCATTTCGCTGGAGGACTGCCAGCCGCTGCCATCGTCGGGGAGCGCACCCTTTCGGGCGGCGCAGGATAGGGTCATGCCCTGCGTCTACATCCATGCTCCCCTACCGCGCCGAGAGCTGCGTGCGGCATTGTTGCCCCTGAAGGCACCTGCGGTACAATGCGACCGGATCGATTTAGGTGGCTGCATGATACCGATCTCTCGGGGCATGCAAGCGAAATTTGCAGACGGCCGCAAGCACGCTTGCGGTCGTTCTGTTTCCGGGGTATGGTTCCCGCGTCAGGCGCGGCTCTCTGACGAGGCAGAGCGGCAAGTCGCCGCCGAGCGCGTCGCGACCTGACTGAACCCCCGGAAGCGCGGCCTGGTCGACGAAAGTCCCGGGCCGCGTTTCGTTTCTGGTCACATACGACCGATTCACGTGTGACGAGACGTTGACACTTGCCGTCAAGTGTCATCACTTTGTCACATGACTAGTTTGGTAGGCAGGTGGGCAGCGCCAGGTCTTCGCCTGGCCTGCCCTACGGCGGAATGCGTTTGCTACACCAAGGGATGCGCTGCACCGGGCCGTGCCTCGCGGCCTTTCTGCCGGTGCCCCTGTGAGTGTTTGGGGCCGAAGCCACCTCAGACTCACCCCTCCGCACCACGAGTATACCTACGCAAATGCCGCGCCACGCAAATCTTCCGTTTCATCTCTACGTGCAGGTACACAACTCGGCGCTCGGGCCGAACATGCCGGAGGGCACGACTCGCGGCATCTGGCACGCGGCCTACTGCCGGCCCGGCCAGGAACTCCTCGCGCACGTCCTGCTCGAGACGGGCGCGCACTGGTGCGGCATCCCGCTGCACCTCATGTCGATGACCACCGCGTTCCACCCGCAGGCGGTCGCCAGCGGCGGGTCGCGTGAACTCACGCCCTGGGGCGGCATGGGCGAGCACCTCGAGATCATGCACCTCCACTACCTCGAGGGCTTGCCCTGCATGGGCGTCGCGCAGAAGACGGCACTTGGCGACAGGCCCGGGTTCACGGGCCGGCACACCGGGATCGTCTTCGACTGGGCGGATGGGTTCAGCCGCTACCCGCAGGAGCACAAGCCGCTCAACCTCATCGAGACGAGCTCGGGCTGGTTCATGCTGCTGCCGAACAACTACGTGCAGTACATCGACTCGCACTTCACCTCATACGTCAAGGGCGAGCGCGACTTCAAGAACTACCGACGCGGCGACGAGGTCTACTGGCGTGACTGACGATTGCCGTTGGTTAACCAGTTTGTATGCGTTTCTGCAAACGGAAGCCATCCCGTAAGCGGAAATCGACGCCTGTCATTGATTTGCGGATACGGCTTGGGTCAGGCTTCGCGCCTGTACTGGAGTTTCCACAACAGGCGAGACAGGTCGTTCGCCAAGTCGGTGACGGCTTTTTCGTCCAATTCCGGTCGGCAGCAATGTATGGCTTCATGGAGGGTCGTGTCCAAACGATCCTCCTCGGACTGCCACGTGGCGATGCGGAGCACCCTGCCTGCGGCATGGCCCGGATCGACCATGTTGCCGTAGTCGGCCAGGTTCGGGCTGAACCTGAGCGTCCAGTACTTGCCGCCGAGCCGGACCCTCATGGCCGGATCACTTGAACCCGCGCTTCATCGCACGGTACGAGGCCGGGCTGATCGTGGACTTCGACTTTGGTCGGCTGGTGCCGGCCTTGCGTCGTGCGTTGATGTTCGCGTACAGGCCGCGCTTCGCTGCTTTCTTCGCCATGTTCATCCTCTCGAGGTCTTGCCGCTGCACTTCCACTTCGCACGCGAGAGCCGCAGCGGGCTGTTCGGGTTGCGTGCCGCCGCCGGGCTGCGCTGCATCTGACCCCAGCTGCGGGCGCAGTACGCATCGCCCTTGGCGGTGCCTGGCTTGATGCGGTCGCCGCCGCCCTTGGCCTTGCCGGCCTGGCCGTAGCTCACCTTGTTGGTGCGCCCGGTCTTGGGGTTCTTCACAACCTTCACGAATCGCTTGCCTTTCGCTGGCGTCGGCATGGATGCTCCTCGATCTGTCCTTCTCAGACGGTCAGTTACTGCGCTTCACGGACCTCGAAGCGCAGGGTACGGGTCGCGACCCCGTTCCTGCGGGCGCATTCCATCCAGAACCTGAGCCACAGCGCGCCCTTCGGCTTGGGCGGCATGCCCTTCTCGACGGCCCATCCATTGCCCTCGCTGAACTCGTCCTTGTACCCGGGGCTCCTGACGTGCAGGACGCGGTCGAGGTACGGCCTGCCGTGGAGCGACAGCCTCGCCCGCTGGATCGGCATGATCCATTCGTCGTGGGTATGCCCAGTCCAGATCAGGTCGGCGTCCGGCAGGTAGACCGCCATGCGCGAGGTCTGGATGGTGCCCCTGGTAACCGGGCCGCCGCCGCCGTAGCCGTGGTGCATGTACATCACGACGCTGCCGGCGACGAGCTGGCGCTGGCCCTTCTTGCGGACGAGGAACCGCACCCAGTTTGCATAACTGCCTGCATATGCACGGCAGTCCTTGTTCCGGGCCTTGAGCGCCTCGACCAGGCGCTCGTTCATGTCGGTTTCGTGCCGCTTGCGAACCGCGGTTTCGTGGTTGCCAGGTGCAAACAGAAGCGCCATGTCTGCCCACGGCGCGAGGTAGTCGGCGGTTGTATTGATGACCGCATCGAGGTATCGCCCCTCGCGGTGCTCGGGCCGGCAGGCCGAAGTGTCACTGCGCGGGTCCCATTTTCCCTGTAAAAGGCACAGGAAATCGCCGTTCGAGAGCCACTTCGCATTGCGCTCCCGGCACTGGCGCATGTGGCGCTCAAACATAACCCGATCCGCGTGGGCGTTATCGATGTGAGCGTCGGAAATCAGCAGGTATTCCTGCGACCAGTCAATGGATGGCACGGCTCCGTCGAAGTCCATTTCGACCGTGAACGATCCGGGCTGATGCTGCGTGATCGTCGCGCCCATCCAACGGCACCATAGCAACCGA